ATGGAATTATGGTTATAATTCTGATTATGATTTTATAGTAATAAGTAAAACTGGAAAAATTGGACAAATCATTGAAATACAGAATCTCAGGATTGCTTTACCAGCAACAGATGAACCGTTTAAACGAAGTAAAGAAAAAGCGGAACAACGCTGGGAAAAAGCAGAATATCCAAAAGAGTTAAGTAGAATTAAAAATAGGTTTGACTGGGAAGAATATCCAGCTGAGTTTAAAGAAAAGTGGTACGATTATATAGATGAAGAATTTAAAAGAAGAGAACAAGGTTACTGGTTCTATAATAACGGTACTCCTACTTATATTACTGGTACTCATTACATGTACTTACAATGGTCAAAGATCGACGTTGGAGCACCAGATTACAGAGAAGCAAATAGATTATTCTTTTTATTTTGGGAAGCATGCAAGGCAGATAACAGATGTTACGGCATGTGCTATCTTAAAAACAGACGATCTGGATTTTCATTTATGTCCTCGGCCGAGCTTGTTAACCAAGCAACAATATCTAGTGACTCCAGATTCGGTATATTGTCTAAATCTGGAGCAGATGCTAAAAAAATGTTTACAGATAAAGTCGTTCCAATATCCGTTAACTATCCGTTTTTCTTCAAACCGATACAAGACGGTATGGATCGTCCTAAAACAGAACTTGCATACAGAGTTCCAGCTTCAAAGTTTACTAGAAGGAAGCTTGAAAGCAATGAACAATTAAGAGAACTAGACGGGCTTGACACAACTATTGACTGGAAAAATACTGGTGACAACTCTTACGACGGTGAAAAGTTAAAGCTATTAGCACATGATGAGAGTGGCAAATGGGAGAGACCTGATAATATATTAAACAACTGGAGAGTTACAAAAACTACATTGCGTCTTGGTTCTAGAATCGTAGGTAAGTGTATGATGGGCTCAACATCTAACTCATTAGACAAAGGTGGAAACAACTTCAAAAAATTATACTATAATTCAGACGTTACAAAAAGAAATAGAAATGGACAAACTTCTTCTGGACTCTATTCTTTGTTCGTCCCTATGGAATGGAACTACGAAGGATTCATGGATTCTTACGGATCACCTGTTTTCATTGGAAAAGAAGATCCAATCAAAGGAGTTGACGGTTTTGAAATTACAACAGGCGTTATTGAACACTGGGAAAACGAGGTTGAAGGCTTAAAGTCTGATCAAGATAGTTTAAACGAATATTATAGACAATTCCCAAGAACTGAAGCTCACGCTTTTAGAGATGAAACAAAACAAAGTTTATTTAATTTAGTAAAAATCTATGAACAAATAGATCATAATGATTCTTTAAATAATAGCTTAAATGTAACTAAAGGAAGTTTTAGTTGGGTGAACGGTATTAAAGATACTAGTGTTATTTTTCATCCTAATAATGATGGTAGATTTAGAATTAGCTGGGTTCCACCTAAAAATCTTCAAAATCGAGTGATTATAAAAAATGGAATTAAATACCCTGGTAACGAACATATTGGTGCTTTTGGTTGTGATAGTTATGATATTAGTGGTACTGTTGATGGTAAAGGTTCTAATGGGGCGCTTCATGGTTTAACTAAGTTTTCTATGGAAGAAGCTCCTTCTAATCATTTCTTCTTAGAGTATATAGCTAGACCTCAAACTGCTGAGATATTTTTTGAAGATGTATTAATGGCTTGTGTATTTTATGGCATGCCTTTACTTTGCGAAAACAACAAACCAAGACTACTGTATTATTTTAAGCGTAGAGGTTATAGAGGTTTTTCAATGAATAGGCCTGATAAGCTTATTAATAAATTATCTATAACGGAAAGAGAGATAGGTGGAATACCTAACTCAAGTGAGGATATAAAGCAAGCTCACGCCGCTGCTGTAGAAAGTTATATTGAAAAATTTGTAGGATCTAAAGATAATTCATATGGTGATATGTATCATCAAAGAACATTAGAAGATTGGGCTGTTTTTAATATAAACAGTAGAACTAAGCACGATGCTACTATAAGCTCAGGACTTGCTATAATGGCTTGTAATAAAAATTTATATAGACCTGTGCCTAACAAAATTACTAATAAAATAAATCTTGGTATTAGAACTTATGATAATACCGGCGTAATATCAAAAATTAATTAATATATATGCAAGCTACAACTACATATAGTACATTTCCGGACCAGGTCGTACCTGCTGCTGAGAAAGCTACTTACGAATATGGTTTAAAAGTTGCGAGAGCTATTGAAGGTGAATGGTTTAGAAATTCACAAGGAGTTGGTTATAGATACATGACAAACTACAATAACTTTCATAATTTAAGACTTTACGCTAGAGCAGAACAGCCAGTACAAAAATATAAAGATGAGCTAGCTATAAATGGAGATTTATCTTACTTAAACCTAGACTGGAAACCCGTACCTATTATTCCTAAGTTTGTAGATATTGTTGTTAATGGCATGTCTCAAAGATCTTATGAAGTAAAAGCTTTAGCTCAAGATCCTACTTCATTGAGAAAAAGAACTTTATATGCTCAGCGAATAATGATGGACATAGAGGCTAAAAAGTTTAATGAAATGGTTATGCAGCAGTTTGGTATAGACCTATCTGAATCCACTGCTAAAAACACTCCTGAAACATTAGAAGATATTCCAGCACACATGCAAATGGATTATAAACAATCTATAGAAGTTGCAGAAGAAGAACTTATTTCACAAATATTAGATAAAAACAAATATCATTTAATTAGAAAAAGACTTAATTATGATTTAACAGTTTTAGGAATATCTTGTGTTAAAACTTCATGGAATCCAGCTGAAGGAATAGTTATTGATTATGTTGATCCTTCTAACATAGTATACTCATATACTAACGATCCTAACTTTGAAGATGTATACTACGTAGGTGAAGTTAAAAATGTTCCTATAGTAGAACTTAAAAAACAATTTCCTAGTTTAACTCCAGAACAAGTTAAAAAACTACAAAACTACACAGGCAACACGGCTTATTCGCCTAATTTTAATGGTAGATACGATCAGAATACAGTTCAAGTATTATATTTTGAGTGGAAAAGTTATATTGACCAGGTATTTAAAATAAAAACTACTGCTACAGGGTTAGAGAAAACTATTGAAAAGGAAGATACTTTTTTAGAAGTAAAAGAAACAGACAACTTTAAAAAAGCTTCTAGAAGTATAGAAACATTATATAGTGGAGCTAAAGTGTTAGGTATGGAAGAAATGCTTGATTGGCGTTTGGCAGAAAATATGACAAGACCTTATGCTGATACAAGTAAAGTAAATCTTAGTTATACTATAACGGCACCTAGAATGTATCAAGGTAGAATAGAAAGCTTAGTAAGTAGAGTAACTGGGTTTGCTGACATGATACAGCTCACTCATTTAAAACTTCAACAAGTAATGTCTAGAATGGTTCCTGATGGAGTTTATTTAGACATGGATGGTTTAGCAGAAGTAGATCTAGGTAATGGTACTAACTACAACCCAGCTGAAGCTTTGAATATGTATTTTCAAACTGGTAGTGTTATAGGTAGATCCTTAACTCAAGATGGTGAAATTAACAGAGGTAAAATACCTGTACAAGAACTTCAATCTTCTTCTGGAGGAGCTAAAATAAACTCTTTAATTCAGACGTATAATTACTATTTACAAATGATTAGAGATGTTACCGGGCTTAATGAAGCTAGAGATGGTAGTGTTCCAGATAAAAACTCTTTAGTAGGTATACAAAAGCTTGCTGCAGCTAATTCAAATACTGCTACAAGACATATTCTTCAAGCAAGTTTATATTTAACACTTAGAACATGTGAGAACATATCTTTAAGAGTTAGTGATTCTTTAATGTTTCCATTAACTAGAATGTCTTTAATAAATAGTATATCTAATTTTAATACTAACACATTAGATGAGTTAACTAGCATTAATATCCACGACTTTGGAATATTTATAGAATTAGAACCAGATGATGAAGAAAAAGCTAAATTAGAACAAAACATTCAAGTAGCTTTATCTACCCAATCAATAGATTTAGAAGATGCTATTGACATTAGAAATGTAAACAATTTAAAATTAGCCAATACTTTACTTAAGAAAAGAAGACAAGAAAAACAAGCTAAAGACCAAGAGTTAAAACTACAACAAATACAAGCTCAAGCTCAAGCTCAAGCTGAAACTGCAGAAAAAACTATTCTAGCTGAATTACAAAAACAAGAAGCTTTAACTAGTAGTAAAGTTCAAGTAGAGCAAGCCAAGTCTCAATTTGAAATACAAAGAATGCAAACCGAAGCAGAGATAAAAAGAGGTCTAATGCAACAAGAGTTTGATTATAACATTAAACTAGCTAAAGAGCAGTCTAATGTTATATCTCAAAAAGAAAAAGAAATTGAAGATAGAAAAGACAAAAGAATTAAGCTTCAAGGCACTCAACAGAGTGAAATGATAACCCAGAGAAAACAAGATGGTTTACCTATCAACTTTGAATCTAAGGGTAATGATAATTTAGGCGGAGTTAGTTTAGACCAATTTGCCCCTAGATAATTTTATATTAACTATTATATTATATTATGTCAGAACAAATAAAAGAAACCGCCGCTGGCGAACTAGAACAAGGTGACTTTAAAATAAAAAAGAAACCTAAAAAATTAGTTACTAATAAAGAAATAACTAAGTTAGATATGGCTAAAAAAGAAGAGCCAAAAGAAGAAACTAAAACTGAACCAGAAGTAGTTGAAGAAACTAAAGTGGAAGAAGTTAAGGTTGAACAACCTGTAGTAGAAGAAACTAAAACTGAGGAATCTCCAATTATTGAAGAAATAAAAGTAGAAGAAAAAGATAAAGAAGTTAAAGAAACTAAAGAGGTTGTAGAAGAAATTAAAGAAGAAGTAAAAGAAAATCCACAAATAGACTTACCAGAAAACATTGAAAAGCCAGTAGACTTCATGAAAGATACTGGTGGCACTGTCGAAGATTACGTTAATTTAAACAAAGACTACGGTAAGTTAAACGGAGAACAATTACTTAAAGAATATTATAGTGTAAGCAAACCACATTTGAATTCAGAAGAAATAAATTTTTTAATGGATGATAATTTTGCGTGGGATGAAGATGAAGAAGATAGAGTGGTTAAAAAGAAAAAACTAGCTTACAAAGAAGAAATTGCCAAAGCCAAAAGCTTTTTAGATAGTTCTAAAGAAAAATACTATGAAGAGATCAAGTTGAAACCTTCAGTATCTAAAGAACAAAAAAAAGCTAATGACTTTTTCAATAGATACAACGAAGAACAGAAGGTGATTCAACAGCGTCACGAAAGTTTTACAAACAATACTAAAAAATTATTCTCTGATGAATTCAAAGGTTTTGAATATAGCGTTGGTGAAAAAGCTTTTAGATATAATGTAAATAACAAGAATGATGTTGCTCAAAATCAATCTGATTTAAATAATTTTGTTGGGAAGTTCCTAGATAAAAAAGGTGAAATCGAAGATTATAGAGGTTATCACAAAGCCTTGTATACTGCTAATAACGCTGATAAAATAGCAAAACATTTTTACGAGCAAGGTAAAACTGACGCTATAAGAGATGTTAATGCTAAATCTAAAAATATAACAAATGAAGTTAGAGCTACTAGCTCTGGTGAAATGTTTATTAATGGGTTAAAAATAAAAGCAATTAGTGGTGTAGATAGTTCTAAGTTAAAAATAAAAACAAAAAAATAACTTAAACTAAAAATATAAATATGAGTTTTGCAACAAGTGGGAGTTTTCCTGCAAGTTTAATTCCAGCTCAAAAGAAACAAGCATTAGATAATAACTATTTGAACTTTGCAGACGGTACGTCTGACTGGGCTCAACAGTATTTACCTGAGCTTTATGAAGCTGAAGTTGAGAGATATGGTAACAGAACGTTAGCAGGTTTCTTAAGAATGGTTGGCGCTGAAATGCCAATGACATCAGATCAAGTATTATGGTCTGAACAAAATAGATTACATGTATCTTATAATGAGGTAGAGTGGAAATCAGGTGTTATTTTTGAAATAGAATTAGCTAACGCTAATCCAACAACTAATGGTAGAGGTAATAATACTGCAGCTATAAAAGTTAATAACACTATATTAGTTTCTGATAACGCTACAGGTTTAGTAACACAGAAGTTTATCGTAACTGGTGTAACTCAGCCAACAGGGGTTGCTACAAAAGCAGAAATTACAGTTACTCCTTATGATATAGCTACTGTTAAAGCTGGATTACAGTTAACTGGTGCGGCTTCCTTGAACCTATTTGTTTATGGTTCTGAGTTTGGTAAAGGATCTACAGATGCTACTATGGATTCTATCGAGCCTAGCTTTACAGAATATCACAACTCTCCAATTATTATTAGAGACAAGTACCAAGTTAATGGTTCTGATGCTGCTCAAATTGGTTGGATTGAAGTTGCTACTGAAGATGGAACATCTGGCTACCTATGGTATCTAAAAGCTGAGTCTGAAACTAGACTTAGATTTGAAGATTACATGGAAATGGCAATGGTTGAAGGTGAATTAGCTGGACACACAGTTGCTATGCCTGGTGCTTCTACTGGTATTAATTTAAAAGGTACAGAAGGTTTATTTGCTGCTATTGAAGCAAGAGGTAATGTATATCAAGGATTTGCTGGAGCTGCTGCTCCTGGTTCTGGTGCTTTAGGTGATTTCGATGAAATCCTTAAAAACTTAGACAAGCAAGGAGCTATTGAAGAAAACATGCTTTTCTTACAAAGATCTACTGCTTTAGATTTTGATGATATGATTGCTGCTATGAACGGAGCTTTTGCTTCTTCTGCTGCTGCTTCTTATGGTTTATTTGATAATGAATCAGAAATGGCACTTAACTTTGGATTCACTGGCTTTAGAAGAGGTTCTTATGACTTCTACAAAACTGATTGGAAATATCTAAATGATGCTTCTACAAGAGGTTTATCTAATGCTATTGATGGTGTAATGATTCCTGCTGGAACCACTACAGTATATGATCAAATGTTAGGATCAAATATCAGACGACCATTCTTACACGTAAGATATAGAGCTTCTGAAACTGAAGATAGACGTTACAAAAACTGGATTACTGGTTCTGTTGGCGGAGCGTATACTGATGCTTTAGATGCTATGGACGTACATTTCTTAACTGAAAGATGTTTAGTAACACAAGCTGCTAATAACTTCGTGTTATTTAAGACTGTATAATTATTAACATTTAAAAGAATAGAAATTATGGGATACGTAAAAGTAAAAAAAGCTGCAGGTGCATTTGATGTTGTATGCGCAGAACAAGTAGCTAGAATAGCACTAAGTGGAACTGGTACATCTGCAAAAATAGATGTTGCATATATTTCTGCTACTGCTAATAATGACGTTCTTACACTAACTTCTACTAATGATGGTAGTACTGGTGGAGGATTTGTTCAAGCAGATGTTCAAGCTTTGAATGAAGCTGTTGGTTTAATTGGTGGTGGAGCAGGTATGATAGACGTTAGTCTTTCAAATACTCTTGCTAGCACTGCAATAGGCTAATAAATAAACAATAACAAGATCCCGCTTAGGCGGGGTCTTTTTTAATTATTATATTATATTATATTATGGAAACAAAAGTAAAAAAGGCTCCTGCTCCCAAGCAAGAGGTTAAAAAAGATAATTGGGAATATAAAGATAGACATTATTATTTAACAGATAATAAAGAACCACTAACATATACTATACCTAGCAAACATACTAGAAGATACCCTTTGGTTTGGTTTGATAAGGAAAAAGGATATGAGAGAGAGCTTAGATATGCTACTAATCAAAAAAGTATTTTTGTAGATGAACAAGTTGGAAATGCTACTTTAAAACATATTGTTTTTGAAAAAGGTGTTTTATTTGTACCAAAAGAAAAAAGAAATTTACAAGAATTTCTAAAACATCATCCACACAATAATATTATATTTTCTGAATTAGACAGGCAAGTCGAAGCTGTAGATCAATTAGAAGAGTTAGATTTACAACTAGATGCTTTAAATGCTGCAAGAGCTATGGATATAGAACAAGCAGAAGCTATATTAAGAGTTGAATTAGGTTCTGATGTAAATAATTTGTCTTCAAAAGAATTAAAAAGAGATTTATTATTATTTGCTAGACATAATCCAAAATTATTTATTGATTTAGCAAATGATGACAATGTTGTTTTAAGAAACTTTGGTATAAATGCTGTTGATTCTGGAGTAATAAATTTAGCCTCAGATCAGAGAACTTTTACTTGGGCAACTAATGGAAGAAAGCTTATGACAGTTCCTTTTGATGAAAATCCATATTCAGCTTTAGCTGCTTGGTTTAAAACAGATGAAGGACTTGAAGTTTATAAATCCATAGATAAAAAACTTAAATAACAAGTGATTATAATAAAGGTGGTTTAATCACCACCTTTTTTTTTAAAAAAAAATAAACAAAACAAAATGATAAACATAAATCAGGTATATAAGTCTGTACTTGTAGTACTGCAACAAGAAAAAAGAGGAGTTCTTACACCTGTTGAGTTCAACAAAGTCGCTACACAAGCGCAGCAAGAGATATTCATAGAATATTTTGATGAACTAAACCAGTTATTGAGACAACCTCAAACAAGTCTAGCATACGCTGATAGATATGCTTTATTAGACGAAAAAATACAAATATTTAAAAGAACAGAAATTTTAACAACGCAATATGGCGATTTAATAACTAGTTTAGGTACTAACCTAGACGCTACTGCTCCTACGTTAGCTTTAGGTGAGTATGATAACTTCTCTACTGGAGTCACAATAACAGGAACTGGAACAGGTTTAAAAGTAAAAATGGCTGTAACTTTAGGAAGTGGTATTACTACTTTATTTATTTCAGATCCAGGAACAGGTTATAACGCAGGTGATACAATAACTTTTGCATCGGGCACTTTTGGTGGTAGTGTTTCTGCGGTTTGCACATTAACATTGGCAGATATTAACTCAGGTCCTAGAGTAAAGCCTACTGTAGCAGTACAAGAGTTAGGTTCTGTTATTTATTTTGCTACTCCTGCTAGTGAAGGTAGAGAAGCTCAAAGAATACAACAATACGAAGTTTTTACTACTAACCAGTCTCCATTGACTAAACCTTCTCAAAGATACCCTGTATACATTTATGAAGATAATGTAATACAAATTTTTCCAAATCCTTTACCTATTTCAACTAATAATGTTCAATTGAACTTTTTAAAATACCCAGCAGATGTTAAATGGGGTTTTACTATTGATACAGAGTTAGGTAATTATATTTACAACGAACAAAGCTCAGTTAATTTTGAATTACACCAATCTGACGAGCCTTTATTAGTAGATAAGATATTAGGATATGCTGGCGTTATGACTAGAGATCAACTTGCTTTGCAATTAGCAGCTGGTAAAGAACAACAAATAGATATTGACGGACAAAAATAAAAATTATGGCAACAACAACTTTATCAAACGCTTTTATATCTTTAAATGATATTATAAACAACTTCTTAATTTCTTACACGGGGCCTGGAAAATTAATACCAGATGCTGTAAGAACTGAAGTTATATTTCATGCTCGTCGATGCTTGCAAGAGTTTGCATATGAAACTTTAAAAAGTCAATTTATAGAAGAGAAAACAACATTTACTTCTCCAGTTGATTTTCCAGATTCAATGGTCGCTATTATATCTATAACAGTAGATGATCCAGCTGAAACATTAGAAGAAACTACTAATGCTACTCCTCTTGCTGGATTTTATTACGTAGATTATAGTACTAAACAAATAAAATTTAACGCAACAGATGTTGCGAAAGGAAATTTGGTTTTGAAATATTTATCAAACGCGCTTACCACAGATGAATCTGCTGCTATACCTAAGCTGGCAGAACAAGCTTTATACGCATGTATGATATATGCTATATTAGCAAATAGAGAAAAAACTAGACCAGATGTATTACAGAGATTACTTATAGAAAAAACAGATAAACTAGAAAGAGCTAAATCAAGACTAGTATTTACTAACTTCGATTAAAACTATAATATGGCTATTAACGTAAACACAGTCTACACAACTGTATTAAGTATACTTAATAAAGAGCAACGTGGTTATTTAACACCATATGAATTTAATAAAGCTGCTACGCAATCACAGTTAGATATATTTGAAAAATACTTTACTGATTTAGATGGACAACTAAGAATACCTCAAAATGAATTTGATTATTCTAATCCTCTAAGTAATATAGATGATGGATTATCTACATTTAAATGTTTTGGTGCTTGCACTGGAGGAACGGCAGGTAAGTTTAACTTGCCAACTACAGATACATTAACAGGTAAAACTATAGTATATAATGATCAACCTTCTTCTACTGAGTTTGCTTTTTACAGGTTAGGAACTGTTACTTTTGATAGTGCTACTACTGGTGTTAAGCCTGTGGAAATAGAAAGAATACAAAGAGATTATTTTTATAATATAGATAGATCAGATTTAACAACACCTAGTGAAAACTACCCTGTGTATCTGTATGAAGGCGTTAACGCAATATTTGTTAAGCCAACTACTATTACAGCAAATGTAGAAACAACTTTTTTAAGAAAACCAGTTAATCCAGTTTGGGGCTTTACTGTCAATAGTGTAGGCGCTTACATATATGATAATACTACATCAGTAGATTTTGAAATAAGTAGCAATGATCAGACAGAGCTTATATTAGAGATACTTAAATATGCTGGAGTAGTTATAAGAGATCCACAAATAGTTCAAGTAGCATCTCAAGAGCTAGCACAAGAATAAATTTAAAATTAAAAAATACAAAATATGGGACTAGTAACTGAAAACAACGCTCAATACTACTCAGGTCAACAAACTTTTCCTGGTGTTACTGCTGTAGTTAATCCATCTTTCAAATGCACTTTTGGGGTTGACGTTGTTAGTGCTTTTGACAAACTTGGCGTTCAGTTAAGCTCAGCTTCAAATTATACTATATACTTAGATGGAGTCGCTCAAAGTGAAAATTTATCCTACGTTTTAGATCCATTTAATAATATAATAGAGCTTAAGGGTACTATTACAGCTGCTTCTATTTTAATAGAACTAAAACAACCTGCTATAAATGAAAACTACGGTGGCTATGAGTATACTACATTAGACAATGTTATAAATAATTTTTTAGTGGCTTATGTAGGCGAAGATAAGTTAATTACTAAGATTAAAAGAACTGATGTAATGTTTCATGCTAAAAGAGGTTTACAAGAGTTTAGTTTTGATACTTTAAAAAGTATTAAATCACAAGAGCTTACGATACCACCTAGTTTAGGTGTTCCAATACCTCAAGACTATGTTAATTATGTTAGGTGCTCTTGGATAGATAATAATGGAGTTCAACATATAATATATCCAGTTAATAACTTAACATCTTCACCATTTACTTTACCTATACAAGACCAATCAGGAATACCAGCACAAGACTCATTTAGTGAAAATATTGATGCAGATCAATCTTTAGTAGAAGAAAAGTGGAATACTGCTAATGATAACAAAATATCAGGAGCTTACACAGATCAAATGTATAATGAAGGTGTATATGATTGGGGTTGGGAAAAATTAGCTTATGGGCAGAGGTATGGTTTAGACCCTCAAACTAGCCAATCAAATGGATGGTTTCAAATAAATGAAAGAGAAGGTAAATTTACTTTTTCTAGCAACTTAGCTAATAAATTAATAATTTTAGAATATATATCTGATGGTTTAGCTTATGACGTTGATTCTAAGATACCTAAGATGGCGGAAGATGCATTGTATGCGCATATTAATCATTCTATACTATCAACAAAGCCAAATGTTCCAGAATACATAGTTTTAAGATACAAAAGAGAAAGATCTGCAAAGTTAAGAAATGCAAAAATAAGATTATCAAATATAAAATTATCAGAGTTTGCTCAAGTTTTTAGAGGAAAATCTAAATGGATTAAACATTAATTAAATGGCTGAATCAAGAAATAGTTTTATCAAGTCTAAAATGAATAGAGACTTAGACGCCAGGCTTGTACCTCCAGGAGAATATAGAGAAGCTTTAAACGTTTCTGTAAGTAAATCTGAAGGTGCAGACGTAGGATCATTAGAGAATATATTAGGTAATATATCTTTAACTGATTTTGGTTTAACTTCTACAAATATAGATGTAATTGGTTTTTTCATGGATATAAATAATAATAGAATATTTTTATTTATGACTAACTATGTTGATAACTCTAGTGATCAATTGTCTAGATTTGCTCCAGCAGCAACACAGTGTTATATATGTCTTTATAATATAAACAATAGTTTAGCTAGTATATTAGTAAGCGGAAGCTTTTTAAACTTCTCAAAAACACATTCTATTTTAGGTGTAAATCTTATTAATCAAAGCTTATTTTTTACAGACAATAGAAACCAACCTAGAAAAATAAATGTAAGTAGAGCGTTGGGAGATCCAACGTATTATACTAATGAAGATCAAATATCTTTATCTAAGTATTATCCTTACGAACCTATATCATTAGTAGGTGGTTTTGTTACAAACATAAGTGTAAGTGGACCAACAGGATCTGGTTATGTTCCTGACACCAACTTACAAACGACTGGTGGCACTGGTTCTGGGCTCACAGTAAACATAACAAGTTCTACAGGAGGTATAGAAATAAATAATACTGGTTTTGGATACACTAACGGTGACATTATAGTGCCTGTACAAAGAACTGGTTCTGGCACAGGGCCAATATACACTCTTGTTGTTGAAGAAGTATCAACAATGCAAGATGTTACTTCAGAGTTTCTTCCAGACGGAACTACACCAAATCCTTATTATAATCCTAATTGGCCTGGAGACAAAAACTATTTAAGAGACAAATTTATAAGATTTGCGTATAGATTTCAATACGATGATGGAGAATATTCTTTAATATCACCTTTTACTCAAGCTTGTTTTATTCCACAGCAAGATGGTTATTTTATAGATAAAGATACTGAAAAAACTTATAAAAGTACAGAAGTAGAGTTTATGCAAAATAAAGTTAATAATATAAAATTATTAATACCAGTGCCTGCTGAAAGTACTAGCTGGAGTAATGCTTTAGACGATTTAAGAATTTCTTCCATAGATATAGTATTTAAAGATGATAGTCAGACTACATTGAAAGTTATTGAAACAGTAAATGCTAATTCTTTAATATCTAATAACACTACTGTATTTATTTACGAATACCAAGCTAAAAAACCTTTTAAAACTCTACCAACAAGAGACTTATTAAGAGTTTCTGATCAAGTGCCGGTTAGAGCACTGGCACAAGAAGCAGTAGGTAATAGAATAGTATTTGGTAATTTAGTTGACAAACATACTCCACCTTCAAGTATAAATTACAATACTCAAACAGGTTTTAAAGTAGAAGAGTCTGGAACAGGAGCTGTAGAATATAGTTACGTTAGAAGAGAGTATCAGAACCATACTCTTAAGCAAAATAGAAATTATCAAGTAGCTTTAGTCTTATCAGACAAATATGGTAGACAATCTGATGCTATACTATCTACAGTAGACGGAAACTCTCAAAACGCAATACTAAAAGGATCTACAATATTTAATCCTTACAAAAGTGGTGATTTACCAGGTAATCCTTCTGGAGGAGCGGTGCAGACTGCAAAAACTTTTAGTTACTATTCTAGCCCTACTGATCCTGCTTCACCTGTTACTAATAACTTATTTTCAGGTGCTGGCGATACTTGGCCTGGCGATCAATTGCAAGTAAAATTTAATGAAACAATAAGTTCTAATTTTAATAGTACTACTGGAACACCGGGTCTTTTTAGCGCTACTAACCCTACTGGCTGGTATAGTTACAAGATTGTAGTAAAGCAAACTCAAGTCGACTATTATAATGTTTACTGTCCAGGTGTTTTAAATGGCTATATAGATGGTGAGACTGCTAACCCTTTGTCCGCTAGCTTAGAAGAGCCAGTTGCTCACTTTGTTTTACATTCTGATAACTTGAGTAAAATACCAAAAGATACTAGTTTAGTAGGTCCTAATCAAAACTTATTCAGAACAGCAAGACCTTCTTTTAATGAAGATCCTGATTATTATCAATTTACTGATACTAATGGCAACTTGTTTCAAGCAGATCCTTATTCAGAAGAAGGAGAACAGTTATTAAAAACTAGAGATAGAGAAAAAGATTTGGATTCAGGTAGTCAAGTGAACAATGCTTCTGTTGAACTTTTTGCTAGAGTTGTAAATACTGGTATTAGCTCTATACTTGGCATAGCAAGTAATCAATACTACCCTGGTCAAACGGCGGAAGTTGTAACTGCTATAGGTACTGGATCTGATTTAGGTTTATTTGCTGTAGGTAACGTTGCTAAATACCCTTTTAATTCAGCACCTGTTTTTTATAATTATGAACAAAATCCTTTTATAGCTAGACTAAATGTGTTCAGTGCAAAACTAGATCCAGAGATGCAGCTGTACGGGATGAAAGGACCAAGTCCAGAAGCTTCTGAATATGTAGTGGAGTTTATTGGAATGGGGTCCACTGGTACTGCTACTTTTTCAGGCGGTGGCTACCCTGGCACTGGAGGGTCTGGTGTGCCTGTTGTTTTTAACGGGACAACTGCAACTGATTTAAAATTTAAAAATAGAGGAATACAAGTAACATTTACAGCTAAAAATGATGGTACAGGAAATATTGCTGTTAATCATGTTATTATAAGTAATGAAGGAGGTCCTTGGGACAACGCAGGTATAGCATTAAATAGTAGTATTGAAGCTACTGCAACAATAGAAGCTGCAGGAACTACGAGTGCTAATTTTCGTGTAAAAGTAACTAGAAAGGCTATAGGAACTCACCCGGCGACTCCAGGATTAAATGACCCACTTGCTATGACACCTATATTTTCATGTTTTGAAACAAATCCTTTAGATTCTAAACTAGATATATATTGGGAAACATCTACGTCTGGTAAAATATCAGATTTAAATGCTAACATAGTTGCTAATGATCAATATACACCTTATGGTTTTAGAGGTATGTCTGATTATGCAGGTGGAACATACAGCATAGCATGGGGCTTTTTAGAAAGCAACAACAAAAATGACGATTTATGCTTTTTTTACGCAACCGATGTTAATGGAAATCCAATAAGCACTGCTTTAGGAACTTTTGCACCTATAAATCCAACAATGATTTTAATAAGAGCTGAAAATTCAGCATCTACACCTATTAACATGACTAGTGATTTTGCTTTGTTACCAGTTCCTGGATCTCCTGGCGCTTATAAAATACAAAACACCACTTATAAATACTTTGGATATAACTCTGCTTTAGAAGATATTTATAATTTCACTATAAGAGTTGTAGCTCCTGCTTTTGATTATAACACTTCTGGAACCTTAATAACTACTGATTTAAATTTACAAGCTTCACCAAGTTTGGTTCCAGGTACGCTACCATCTCAACCTACTTTTCCTTTAACTAATCTAGCTCCTACAATAGCAACTAGTACTTATGGTCCAAATATAAATGTGACTACTAGTGGTTGTAGTGGTGCTTTTGAGGTTTATGCCACTACTAGTTCTCAGCAAATAGGTTTTAATTTTGATGTAGCAAATGGGACTAATGGTATTAGTGTTGATAGAGGAAAAGATTTATCAATTAAAATAAATATTTTATCAAGTCCAGCTCCAAACGCAAAAAATTATTTTACTACAGACTACGTGACAGCTTCTGGGTCTACTGGTGGAAAATTATTTATAGAGAAAAACGCTTATGGAGATCTTGGCAGTGGGCCACATAGGATTGAACTCGTAGTGACAGATGGTGGAGCTTTAACAGCGTCATGTGAACAAGAGGTTACATTGATGAGTTAGTGTAATAATTAAAAAAAACAAGTAATATTTATAATATGAGTTATACTATTGGAGTGAAATATTTTAATTCTTTCTGGTTGAAAAGAATAGTTAAGACTGCATCTGGTGGTTTTAACCCAACTTATACTTATGCTTGGCCTGGACTACCTTGGAACCCAAGTGGGTATCCTACTTTTCCTTTTAATTCTACACCATATCCATTGCTAACACTTAACAATTTTTATTTAGAAGAATCAAGAATAAAAGGTGGTTTTAATAATGCACAAATTTCTCTAGGCGTTAGGGCATATGTAGTTAATCAAAATATAGATTCTCAAGACAGAAAGCATAGTTTAATATATTCTGGACTATTAAACACTAGAACAGGTTTTAATGAAACTAATGTTTTTTCTATAGCAGATCCATTAGTAAAAGACTTAGATCCTAGAAACGGATCAATACAAAAACTATATACTGAAGATACTAATTTAAATGTATTTCAAGAATCTAAAGTTAGTAAGGTTTTAATAAACAAAAATGCTATATATTCAGGTGACCAAGGTTCTTTAGAGACTGGTAATGTAAATGTGTTAGGTCAAGATGTCCCTTATTTAGGCGAGTATGGTATAAGTAGAAATCCTGAAAGCTTTGCTGAATACGGATATAGAAAATATTTTGCAGATAAAGATAGAGCTTCAATTCTTAGACTCTCTAGAGACGGTATAACAGAAATATCAGGCTATGGTATGAAAGATTATTTTAGAGACACCTTAGCTCAAATATCAGATACGCCACAAAGACAAGTTATAACTTCCAATATTGGAGCTTTAACCACTGGAGTTATTGACCAGATTTATGTTGGCGGTGTTGGAGGTGGAACAGCAAACGTTGAGATTGGAGCTATGGTTGAGGTTGTTACTAGTGGAGGTGTTGTTACTTCTACTAATCTTTATGTAACAGATATTGTTAGTGTCAGTCAAGCCACATTAAGCGGAACGTTTGACTTTGGTTCTGTTGGTACTTATTTTACTGTTAATTTTGTAACTTACAGAAAAGGAGTTATATTAGGATCATGGGATGCGCATCAATCAGCTTATACTTTGTCAATGCAAACAAAGCCAAGAATTATATCTACATCTGATAGTACTTTTGATACTTTAGGCTTTGATGAGCAAGTAAAAGGCTGGACTAGCTTTTATAGTTACAAGCCTGTTTTTATGGGTAGTTTAAAAAATAATTTTTATACTTTTATTAATAGCAACATTTATCAACATTATGACGAAAGCGTTTCTAACAATAGAGGCAAGTTTTATGGTGCTACTACTCCTGACGATTCTTTTGTTAGATTTATATTTAACCCTAACCCTACTATAGTAAAAAACTTTAATACTATTTCATACGAAGGTAACAGTGGCTGGGAAGTTGATAGCTATGTATCAGACTTTGAAGGTTTTGATCAAGTAAAAAATACTGGTTCTTTTAATCAATATCAAGACACTACAGCTTCTATAAAAAGCTTTGTTGAAGGTCAATATGATAGTGCTGGAAATGTATATCCTGCTGCTTTAACAGAACCTATATTTAGAGCTGGTTTTGATAGAAAAGAAAATGATTATGTTGCTAATTTAATAAACTCTAGTGTTGCTAGACCAGGAGAGGTTATATTTGGAAACAGTGTTAGCGGTGTAAAAGGCTATATAATGACAGTTAAAATGTCAATAGATACTAGCACAGATGTTGGAGGAGCTAAACAGCTATTTTCAGTATCATCAAATTATGTATTATCATCACAATAAATGAAATCAAGTTTAATTACACAAAGAGAAAATAAAATAGATAATTTATTAACTAACTTAATTGATATAGCAGATGGTGTTAATATCATCGGAGATGGCAAGAAAACAGTTAGAGAAGCTGAATCATTAGAAATAATAGATGAGTTCACAGAAGGCGTCTATATGCGACGTATGGATGTAAAAAAAGATACTTTAATAGTAGGAGCTATACATAAAGAATTACACTCATGGTTTTTAATGCACGGTACAGTTAAAGTTGCCGATGCTGAAAACGTAAACTGTTTTAAAGCACCTTACTACGCAATATCTCAACCAGGAACTCAAAGAGTTATAGAAGTATTAGAAGATGCTATATGGGTTAATATACATTCTAATCCTGACAATAAACAAGACATTGATATTATAGAAAAAAGATTATTCGCTTTAAATAGAAGCGAATACAAAGATTATTTAAAACAAAAAATTAAAAAATGAGTGGAATAGCAACAGCAGTCGTAGGAGCGGTAACAGCTTTAGGTAGCTTAGGTATGGGTATTGCGCAGAACTCACAAAACAAAAGAGCTGCCGCAAAACAACGTAGAAAAGAACAATTAGCAGAAGCTGAGCTTAGAAGATTAGAAGCAAACAGACAACAAGTAATAGATAAGTCTGACGATATAAGAGCTATGAAAGATCAAATATTTAATCCATATCAAAATAATGCTGTAGCAATGCAAGGTGTTAATTTAAAAATGGAAGAGACAGATGAAGCTTTAGCTAATACTTTAAATGCTATCAATAGAGCAGGTGGTGGTGCTGGTGCTGCAACGGCTTTAGCTAGACAAGCCGCTTCAAGCAAAGCACAAGTAGCTGCTAGCATAGAAAATCAAGAACTTAAAAACCAACAACTATACTTACAAGGCGAGCAACAAAAACAACAACAGCAAATGGCTTTAGAGCAAGCCGCTATTCAAGAAGAAATTGGCGCTTATGGCAGGCAAGAGCAGAGAGATATTATGCAGTTACAAAGATTTGCTGGATTACAACAAGTAGCTGGTCAACAAGCTATGGATCTTACTCAAGCTGGTAATGCCGCTATGGCATCTGGTGTAGCTGGATTTGCACAAGGAGCTGGTATGGTTGGAGATGGGCTGACTTACAAGCCTGGCGACAAAAAATAACAGATTATTAAATAAAAAAACAACATGGGAGCATATGATAATCCGCAGGCGGTGCGAATGAAAATAGATCAAGGAGCTAGAAACATAGCTCAGTTTTTTACAGCTATGAAAGGCGTTGGGGAAAATATTCAAAGACAAGCTGCTATTAATAAAAGAGAAGCAGAAAAAGCAACTGCTAAAAAAGATAAAGAAAAAAGAGATAAAGACGTTAGAGAAGGTAGAGCGCTTAGCAAGTTTGACAAAGACTATGCACACATAGAAAGTCTTATAGACCAAATAGGTGGTGATTTTGACGCAGGAGAGGGATCTAAAAATATACAAGATGATGCTATAATGGAGAACTTAATAGCAATGAGAACTAGGTTTTTATCTGACATATCTAAACCTGATTTAGGTGCTGCAGAAATAGGTAAAATACAAGCGCAGTACAACAACAGAATAGCCACTTTTAAACAAGATATGGATGTCTTTATAGGTGGTTATAGAGTTTACAAAGATATAAAAGAAAGAAATCTAGGTCCTAATGAAGAAGATGCTATATTAAGTGATGAAACTGCTCCATTTAATGAGATGATACCTATATATGAATCTATTCATAATAAAAAAGGTGATGTTGGTATTTACCCGTCAGCTGATGGAAACACTTTTAATATTGGTAAGTTTAATAAAGGGAAAAGAGAAGATGAGGCTGGAGAAATTTTAACAGGAAGTAGTTTAACTGAATATAGAAAATACGTAAAAAAAGATCCAAATAATCCTAAGTTTTTTGAACAGGTTGAAGTATATGCTCCTGGAGGTGGTAGTCGTATAGATTTTGTGACTAACACAATGGGTAAACTAAAAAATACAGATTATGATATTGCAACAACATTATCAGAGCCTAAAATGGTTAAAAATAAAGAAGGTAAGTTAGTTGAAAAAATGAAAGTAGGAAAAAGACCAAATCCTAATAACCCTACTGGCCCGTTAATTCAGGTAATGGTTCCTGATGTTGATGAGAAAACAATACTAAATGCAGAAAAACTTAAAGAATTTAGAAACACTAAGGAAGGTGTTAACTACCTACTTTCAAGTTTAGGCGGAAAAAATCCTAGAGCTGTATATGCAGGTTTTGGGTATCCTTCTAGTACTTATTCACAAGATGCTCTCCTTGATGCTATCGTGTTAGATTTAGAGCAAACTTACAACAAAGGCACTATTTTAATAGATGAAAATATAGGATCTGAAGAAGATACTTTTGAAAACATAGACAACCCAGCTGGTCAAGGCGGATATTTAAGTTAATAAATTAACAATATGAATCCAGAAGATTTACTATACGAAGCTTATGCTTCAACATTTGATAACCCTTATAGTTCTCAAGAGTTTTTAGGTATGCTAAAAGGCGACGGAGAATTTGTAAATGAAGTTTTTGGAAAACTGTACAATTACAATGACGAAGTAAGAGCTACAATAGATGATATGTTGGCAGGTAAAGTTAATCTTGGAGGTCAAGCAGCGGTTGAAGGAGGTATTACTTACGAAGAAAAAGAAGTTGTAGAAAATCCTCAGCCATTTGTACCTCAAACAATAAATGGAGAAATAGATTATGATTACTATGATGAAATGGGTTCTGCTTTTAAAGAAAAGCAAGACTTTAATAACTGGTTAAAAGATCATCCTGAAGCACAAAGAGAGAAAGATAAGTTAAACACTGTTGAAGATATTAATCAAGCATTAATTGAGCCTATAGCAGCGCCTAGCTATGATAACCAAATAGCAACTATAGTAGAATATGATGAGTATAAAAGAGGTGATTACTTACCTGCGGACAATTATTCAGGTGATGTATTAGCTCCAGGTACCGATGCTCAAGAAGAAATAGACAAAAGAGAAGCTGCTGAATTTCAAGAAAGACCTGAAGAAGTTGAATACCTAGATCAACAAGAGGACGGTGCATTTGTGACGAAAAGTCGTAAAGAAACCGTGCAAGAGTTTGGAGATAGATTAGAAAAAGAAAACGTTTTTGATGTAGAATTTTTCACAAGAGACAAAGCTTCTGGTGGCGATTATGGTTCAGAAGGTTTTAGATTAGCTTTTCAAGGTTCTTTACCGGAAGGATATAAAATATGGACACCTAGCAATTCAGGCCGAGACGCAAAAGGAGAAAGCAAAGCAGAAGATGTTTACGTAACTGGTTTAGGTCGTTTTTCTGAAGTCGAAACAAAAGTTTCAGATATACAGTCTAAAGATTTTGTAGTAATCCAAGACCCAAGAGGTAATACTCATGCTATAAAATCATTGTTTGATCCAGGGATGTATGACAAACAAACACCTAAGGCAGCTCAGAAAGCATTTATAAAGTTTCTAGGAGCTTCTTTAGATGATTCTGTAATACAAGACATAAAAAATACTACAGCTCAACAAGAAGACTCAGTAGAAGAGCTATTTAAAGATGCATTAGATTTCGGTGATTTTTCATTTGCACCAGAAGCTACTCAAGAAGAAAAAAACAATATAATAAGTAGTGGTAATAATAAAGCTGGTGCTTTAGGTTTATCTGTAGATGATAGAATATCAATACAAGAAAAAGTAGATAATATAAGTTTTGCTCCAGAATCTAGAACAGTAGCATCTGGAGGCATGTCTATGGGTGGAGCAACAGGGAGTAGTACTCAAGTAATTGTACAGCCATACGAAGAAGAATTAAATGTAGCCCTACAACAATTAAATATTTCAGATGTCACTAATGGTATTAAAAGAGAGGAACCTTTAACTATAAACTCTAAAGAGGTTCAAGATCTTACTAGAGAAAATATAAAGCTTGAAATAGAAAGAGATACTAAAAACGGTAAATATGAGGACTATATAGAAGGAGACACTGATGTAAATACAGTTTTAGATAAAGATTTAATAAGAAAATATACTTCAATATCTAAATTAAAATCTGTAAACAAAGCTGAAAAAGCAAATTACTTAGTTGAGAAATCTACAAAAAGTGTAAACAATTTTATAGCAAACGGAACTGACAATATAAAAGAATTAAACAATTTTTACAACGACGAGACAATTGTTTATAATATAAAGCCTGGAGAATTAGCTTACAAAATACCTAACAAAGGGGCTTTAAAAAATAGGTTATACAAGCCTGGTGAAACACCAATTGATGATTTTAGACTTGTACCTGCCGCTTTGTATGACAATGCTCAAAAAGAAAAATCAATATTAGGTTCTAAAATACAATTTTCCAAAGATCAACAAAACAACTTCTTTAATCAAGTTGCTAAAATGAATGATGCTGAAGAGCAATGGGATGTTGTTAAGAGAAATTATAATGATGGAGCTAAATTCTTTTCTCAACTTGCTTTAAATTCTGCAGATCTTTTAGTAAATGTAGGCTATGGTGCTAGCAAGCTGCTAAATATGGTTAATCCAGCATCATTAATGCTTGAAGGAATTGGTGTTGATTCTGGAAACGTTTTAGATAACGTAATGATGTCTTGGCAAAATTACAAAGAAGACGTATCTGAAGAGTATAAAAGAGACCAGCAGTTTGGAAAAATTGAAGATTTAGAAGATGTTGGTGAATATGCATTACAGTCGGTGGCTAGTCAACTACCTATAATAATATCTATGATAGCAACAGGCGGCTTATCTGTTGCGGCCGGTGAAGCAGCTGGTTTAACAGCAGCTCAACTTGTTAGATTAAGTACTATTTCTAGCTCTTCTTTAGTAGGTTTATCTTCTTTTGGTAGCAAAGTTAGTGATATGAATTATGAGGAATTTAAGACTGGTAAAGATCTTTACTCTGATGCTGAAATACTAACTAAAGGTCTTATGTACGGTGTTGTAGAAGGTGGCCTCGCCGCTATTAGTACTGCACCATTGCTTAATAAAGGTTTGAAAATTAAAGGCCTTAAAATGGATAGAGCTGTTACAGACAATGCTAAAGAAATGGGTAGAAGAGCTTTTGTAAAAAACTACTTAACAAAAGAATTATTACCAGAAACTTTAACTGAAATGGGTGCTGAAGGCTTAACTACTGGACTTCAAAACTTAATAGATGGAAGACCGTTTTTAGAAAATATGACAGAGACTTTGGTAACGGCTGGCGTATGGGGAGCTGGTATGTCTGGGATGCCAGGTGCTGTTGCTTTTGGAAGAAGAGAGTTTGCTAATAGTAAAGAACTTGGAATAATTAAAAAAGCAAACAAAAATATCAGTAAATATTCCATGAAAATAAACAGTCTTATTAATCAAAAAATAAATATTAAAGGACAAGGTTTAGCTCCAGATGTTAATATAAACAAAGAGATTGATAAATATAGAAAATTAAGAGATCAGGCTCAAAACACAATTATTGAAGCTGACAATCAAGTTGTACAAAACTTAAATAACAAAGGCATAGCCGAAGAGCGATACGTAAAAAACTATACTCAAGGACTGTCAGACATGGCCGATATAAGAATAGAAGCCGAATCTATTGTTAATGATAAAACATTATCTGTAGATGAAAAAAATGAACAATTAGATATTTTAGACAATCAGTATAGACAAACAGAGTTTTACAGAGATATATTTACAGACACTAAAACTTTTGGAGATGGTTACGCTGCTATGGCAATGGCTGCTCAAAGATCTGCTCCTTTCAGCAAAGCTAGAACAGAATTTAATAAAGCTAAAGCCGAAGCTGTAATAAATATAAGAAAAGAAAAAGGTCAAAATTATGACCCTACTACAAAGGAAATTTTTGATGCTGGTAGTGATGTTATAAAAAGAAGAGAAATAAAAGAACAAGTTGAAAAAGATAAAACTTGGTCTAATAAAAATGATATAAAATACGAAGCTTTTGAAACTGCACTTGAGGCTAATACTTACGTTAATAAAGAATATAACAAATTAATAGAAGAAGCACAAGAAGCTGGTAATGATTCTGAAGTTAGTTCGCTCAGACAAGAGAAGCAAGAACTAATGAATAGTATTAGTTCAAAAAAATTAAGTGGATTAAATGATCCAAAAATAGGTGCTGTTGCAATTATAGACAACATGGTAGCAACTGGTTTAACTAAAACAGGTGTTCACGAAATAACTCATCAACTTACTGATAAATTGATTGCTAATAATTCTTCGGGATTTAACCTAATGGCTGATCAAATAGTTCAATATCTAGAGTATACACAGCAAGGAGAAGTTCTTGTTAAAATGGGAGTAGACAATGCTAACTTAAGAAAGCTTTATAAAGATGCTAATGGAGAGGTAGTAGGAAGTTTAACAGACAAGGGTTACAATGCTTCAGAATTAGTTTCTAGCTTTATGGAAAACATCGACAAGATTGATTTAACTAAAATGGATAATCAAGTTGCTGTTTTAGGTGCTCTTTTAAATGTAGGTTTAAAAGCCGCTACTGATGGATCTTATAATATAAAATTTAGTGGTCAAGAAGAGATATTAAATTACTTTAAAGGACTAGGAGATGCTATAAAATCAAAATCGCCAACTATGTCTATGGCTGCGTCACAAACTAGTTTTTCACAAACAGATTCAAAGTTGTTTACTAAAGTAGATGATGTTTTTAAAAGTGATGAATCACTTAAAAATAAAGGTCTTGAAATAGGAAATTTATATAGAAATTTTGTTACAGCTAGACTTAATAAAGGTTTTGAAGTAGGTAAACTTAAAATAAGACCAAGAGATTTCAGCGGTTTTAATGATACAATATTAGAAGATGTGGTATCTGACATGGCTACAGGTGGATCAGGTATACCTGGATTAGTTAAGTCGTGGTCTAATAGAGATATGGCTAGGTTTGGTGATATATCTTTACCTAAGTGGATCAACGCTAGATTAAACCAAAGAATACTAGGATATTTACCAAATGACTTAGTAAGAAATGATATGTCTATTGACAGTGAAACTGCTAGACAAATAGAAGATATTAAAGCTAGCAAGTTTGATGTAGATGTTACTAGCGCTAGAAGAGGTGTAGTTCCTGAATCTGAAGCTAGAGAGATCAAGCCAGTTGAAGATTTAAAAATAATAACTCCAGAGCTAGTGGACGAAGTTAAAGAT